CCCCTTACACCGTGCCGCTATGGTGGGAGGACGCGATGCTATCTAGTCCGCCAAAGGCGCCCAGTTTTGAATGATTCTATCTAAACTTTATCGTATTTATCTCACTAGTTCTATGTCTGTTGCCCTTGGAAAATGGTCGGCAACAGATAATATTGGAAGTATTGAGATTTTAGAAGTCTTTGGCAATGATCTTACCGTTGTAAATGCTGCGCGGGTTAGCTTTGCCAAAGAATCTACCGAATTTGACGGAAAAGATGCTAAACTTGTAACATACTTAGCAAAGCATAATCATATTAGCCCATTCTTTCATCCGCAGATTCGTGTTCGTATTAAGATGCCTATTTTTGTTGCGCGCGAATGGTATCGGCATACTATCGGTTTTGCACGCAATGAGGTCTCGCGTCGCTATGTAGATACAGTACCAGAAATATGGGTGCCAAATGCCGGTCAAGTACGCGCACGGGACCCGAATCTCAAACAAGGTAGTAAGGACACACCGGTTGATAATGTAGAGGAAGTAGTGGAAGCGTTTCGTCTTGCCGCCACCAATTCACTAGACTTATACGATTCACTTCTCAAAGAAAATGTCGCACCCGAAATTGCGCGTGCTATTCTACCACAGAGTATGTATACGGAGTTTATTGAAACTGCGTCTTTAGCGGCGTATGCGCGACTTGTGAAACTGCGGTTAGATCCTGGTGCCCAACAAGAAATTAAGCGTTATGCCGAAGCGTTGGCGGCACTACTTGCACCACATTTTCCTGTAAGTTGGCAGGCTCTTGCAAGCGAATAATTTATACTTATACAAATAGCATGAATGAAATCTGCGGGTAAACATGATCGCTACAAATTTATGTATAAACCCGATGAAGTATATTGGGGACTTGGTATTGAAAATGAAACATATCTTGAAGTTGAAGATGGTGTTAAAAAACCGATTGATTTTCTAAAAAAGAATCATAAGCGTGAACGGTATAGTGTAGATTATTGGACTACATATAAACCTGATTTTCTAACAAAAGCATTGGATGCGTATTGTGTGACGCCGACGGTGTCTTTACCGCTCCTTATAAATAGTCATACATTGACGAAAACAGATATGCGCGGACAGCCTAAAAGTTTATATACGAGTAAATATACATCAAATCCAAAATTTAATGGAATAACTTTGTTTGAGAATTTACAAGATGTGAATCCTTTTGTATTTAAAACAGGTCATAAAAACTGGTGGACGTTTGACGGCGATACAATTGAATTTATGACACAGCGATTTTATTGCGCAAAAATGGAGGATATTATTACCGAATTGCTTGACTATAAGAAACATTGGCTTAGCGCATTGAAATCTGGATTGTTATCGTTGGATTGCGAAGCGGTGCTCAAACAGAGCATTGATTATCCTAAGAAAAATCACGGATTTGCTGTATTTCTAACAAATAGATCCAATGTTGCCATTTTCAATAATGGCACCTATCATTTCAATATTACGCTACCTACACAGCTGACGGTGGCGGCAACGATTGCCGACATGCCGACATTTGTGGCGCGGCACCGTGCGGTTGCGCGTTTGTTTCAGTGGATTTCGCCGTTTTTGGTGGCGGCATTTGGTAGCGGGGATGTGCTTAGCGGCGTTGGCTCTGGATTTCCTGCCGGCTCGCAGCGTCTATGCGCGTCGCGCTACGTATCAGTTGGTACGTTTGATACGGCAGACATGCCGACGGGCAAAATACTGACACAGCCTTATTTACGGGTACCTGATCGGTGGTACGAACGGATCCATGATATTAGCGGATGTGCTTATACAGTTCGCGACGCACTTGGTGTTGATATTAACTTTAATAAACACTGGAATCATGGTTTAGAGTTTCGTATTTTTGACTGGTTTCCTGAATCACGGATTGAAGAGTTGTTTCGGTTACTTATTTGGATGTGCGACGAAGGATTGGTGCTTGGGCATATGCCGTTACCACAGGCATCTAAAATATGGAATGGGCTGCTTGCAAAAGCCGTAAGTGAAGGGGCGTTTGCTAAACTGAGCGAAAATGAAGCGACATTTTTTGGACTATTATTGGGCATACCTCGTTTTGAACCCTCTATGAATATATTGGATGCCTATGCTATAATACGTGATGAATGGCGTGTTCGCTGGAATAACTCTAAGGATTCTTGCACATCACGAATGATACGAGATCCGCTGCCTGCTGCTGCGCCTGCGCCTTTGCCTGAGCCTAAGCCTGCGCCTGCACCCAAGCCCACTCCTAAACCTGAACCTACACCCACTGTACCAGTTGTTCGCAAACGTAGACTCTGTGGATTTTGGCCATTTTGAGCGCCGACCTAAACCTTCTAGACTATTCTTTATTCTAAAGAATCGTCCAGAATGCTGGATAGTTGGACCTACGATCCCCATTCGCCAAAAACGATTGATGATATTGTAGGAAATCGCGCTGTTATAAAATCAACTGCTACACTTATTCATGAAAATAAAGCATCCCATATTATTTTGGTTGGACCCCAAGGTTGCGGTAAATCTCTCTTTTTAAATATTGTTCTCAGCAATATACCCAAACTTAAGATTGATTGTACTGCAAATTCCGGTCTGCGCTCTGTACGTGATAATATTCGTAATTTTGCGCGCGGCTCTCGTACAATGGAAGGAAAACTGCGGTGGATTATATTTGAACACGCCGAAGCACTCACATCCGATACACAAGCCTTTTTACGTCGTATGTTGGAAACGACCTCCGCCTCTACTCGTATTGTATTTGAATGTAAAGATGCCGGCGCTATATCCGAACCTATTCTATCTCGCTCATCTATTGTTACATTTACCGCGCCTGATGTACCAGACATTGTTTTTGAACTTCAGCGTCGTACAAATTACAAACTTTCACGTTCTATTATTGACACCATTGTAAAATATTCATACGGAAATCTTCGTATGGCAATTACAAATGCATTAGCCGCGCTACATTGCCCTGATATTATCCATTACGGTTATGGTGACAAACAGATTGAACAAATGTTAACAGCAAGACCTAAGACTAATGAAGTTGAATCCGCATGGGTTAAATGGGCGGTTGATACCGAAACACTTTGCCGCATGGAGGGAATAGATTTGCGTGATATTTTACGTCAAGGGTGGACTCAAAGTCCTATTGTAGCAAATACATGCGCACAATGGTCCCGGCTTGGTGGAACAAGCCCACGAACACTCTTTTTTGAGTGTCTATCCGCGTTAAGGCAAAAGAAAACCAATGTCAATCCTGAATAAAATCATGGAAAACGGCACCCTTTACTCAGAGGCTCGCAATGAATATCTCAAGCAGATGTCTACATGGATTGTGCCGCCACTGGTTGAATTCTTCCGCAAGGAATATAATTCACTTCTTGAAGCGGAGGGGAAAAAGGTGATGAGCGCTTTCCAGACATATTGCTCACAGGTACCGCTCTGGAACCAGGATGTGATTGATAGCAATATCGGCATTATTCTAGACAATTGCCGTTGCGATTACATGGAAGAGCTTATGACTGCTGTATTTATCGCATACACCAAAATGCTTACAGCAATTCGTGTCAACTCTCGGCAAAAGAAATTACAAATTACTCTGCCGAAGTTGGATCATTTCCTTCATCGCGTTTTTATTGAATGCGCTCGTTCATTTTGGAAGGCACCGTATCTCTTTGCCCACGATCTTCCGCCGATTGAGAAGCAGAAGAATATTTTACAGGCGGAGCAGATTTGTACCGAGGCTCTAAGCGGTGCGGTGCGCTCTCTTTTACCTGTAAAGTCCATTCTTCGCGATTACCTGGACGACGGTGATGAAGATAAGGATGAGAAGGAAACGGAGAAAGAAACGGAAGACAAAGAGGAAGCCGACGACGATGATGACGACGATGAGGTAAAGGAGGATAAGGTTGCTGAAACAGCAAAGACGGATGAGATAGAAAAGGCTGAGGAGCCCAAGGTTGAGGAAGTCAAGGCTGAGGAAGTCAAGGCTGTCAAGGAAGTTAAGGAAGTCAAGGTGGAAGAGGTCAAGGAAGTTAAGGAAGTCAAGGTGGAAGAGGTCAAGGAAGTAAAGATTGAACATACTATTGAGCCTTCAAAGGATATTAAATCTGTAAGCATTGTTGAGACACCAAAGATTATTGCTGAAATGAAGGCAGTTGAGGAGGATAAGCCGAAGGAGGAGCCAAAGGTGCCCGTTTCTATTGAAAAACTTGAAACTCCTCCTGCGCCTCCAACAATTCAGCCGTCTGCTCATTTGGTGACAAATGTGGCTGTACCGCAGCCGCTTGTTAGCATATCAAAGCAGGATGCGGAGCCTGTAGCGGCTGTTGGCGGCGCTGTTGCCAATCTCATGATTGACACAGAGCCCTCTGTACATTTTACACCCTATGACACTGTATTTGATGAGACTACGCAGGGTATTAGCCACATTCGTTACTCGCCCAAGGACGGTGAAAATGATGACTATGCGCCGCCTCGTCTCTCTTTTGGCACATCTGCAAATGCTATTGCAACCGACGATGTTGAGGATTTGGAGCCAACGGCACGCGTGGCTAAGCCAGTGGTCGCAGACGAGCCAGACATTGACGCGCCCCTTGACTCCACGGACGATTTTGAGGTTCTTGCCTAAAGTGCGTAAATCCATACGTTAGGAATTCTTTTTTCGCCCTAGAACAATGTCTACTGCCTATCTCATCCTATTTACCCTCCTCGGCGGCGGGCTTGCCCTTTTCATCGCCGCCGGCTGGAGTTCTTACAAGGACAATAAGCTCCCGGAAACTTTCATACTCTTCCGTTGGTTTGTCGCAGGAAGTTTTACCAGTGGTCTTGCTGCTTATGCATACCTATTTGGTGCCGGCGGTGATCCTACCGGCATGTTCCAATCCATTGGGGACTCTCTAGAAATCAAGGAAGTTGTACAGACACTTACGTCTGCAGTAGCAGCATCGTCTGTGGCAGTAAGTGCCGCTGTTGGTGGAGACAGCACAGAGGCGAAGAAGTCCGTGATCTCTACTACCTCCGATAGCAAGGAAGAGATCAAGGTAGGCATGCCTAATTTTTAGTTCGCCGATACATAATTGTATACCTTTATACTAATACCATCTATATCCTCTGGTGTTAGTGTAAAAACACACGCTATTCTTACCCAGTCTGGATTCGGCATCTCACGGTCCAGCATCTGTGTAATACCAAATGTAATACCATATTCGTTTGTAAGAAAAGGGCGTACAATATAATCTACATTTTCCGTTGTAAGATAATACCACTTATGTAAATCTATATTTGCATAATTGGTACGAGTGTACATTGGCTCGGTTATAGGCTCCGTTGGTTTATATTGTTCTACCGCTATGTCGTCCATTCTGGTCTATATATGTAGGTACAGTTTAGACTAATAGTAAAAATCAGGGCTAAAATGCTTCTCAAAACACTGCCGATGAAAACTTACTTGAAATTCATGGTCGGTGTTTACTTGACCGCTTTCTAAGCTTAACATTGGATAAATTGCCGCCTTATTTTTGGCATCTTTTGTCAAAGTCCAATCCGGATTAAAATGGGTTAGATTGGAATTTGTAAGAGTTTCTACCGCATAAGCTAGTGTATACTTATCTAGATGTTTTTGCGCAGTCTTACGATCTAACATATACATATGGGCTCCCCATAGATTTGTATCGTAAGTCAAATATACATAAGGATGCTCTAATACACCATGCGGTTGATGGGCATATACTTCTACCGGTATATAGGAACATAGACAACTGAGTAGTAGAATTTCTAGCTTATGGCGGCGGAACTGTAACATTATTTCAGGAAGCAACGGTACAATATTCTTTCGTAAGCGAATATCATCTTCGCAAAAAACGCCAAATTCGGCATCTGAATCTAAAAAGGTCTTTAGCATATCCAAATGACTAAACATAATAGCCCATAAACGCTTGAGATTGTCTGGCGCCTGAGTAAGGCGAGGGTCGGTTGAAGAAACCGGTTTAACAAAATGTAGCGGAATGTCCTCCGCTCCAAACTGCGCCGTCATATTTGCCTTTCTTTCTGGATTATTGAACGAAAACGTATAAAAATTCATTTGATTTTTATATGTTTTAATTGTTGTTGGGTTTAGATTACATGTAAAGATGAGCAATGCTTGCGTCCATCTGCTCCTTCTTCTTGAGAAACAGCTCCGTGTGCTCCTTCTTTACCGTAAACGGTAGGAGGAAATCCTTAATAGAGAATGGCACCTGCTTGGGATTGTTGTAGAATCGCAGCAAGTTAATCTTACTGACAATCGTTTGAATACAACGCTTGAGCTCGCGGACACCCGCTTCACCGCCTGTGAAGTTCTCCACAATGTGCTGTAGAACCTCCTTTGTAATGCTTACCTTCTCAAAGAGACCAGCATCCTTGAGTGCGCCAACAATGAGATAGTTCTCCGCAATAAGCAGCTTCTCCTTCATGGAGAAGCCGTTCACCTTAATATTGTACATACGGTCGCGTAGAATGGGATTCACCTTTTCATGATTGTTGTGGCTGAAGATAAAGAGGCAGCGGCTGAGATCAAAGTCAATGCCCGTAAAGTACTTATCCTGGAAACGGTCATTCTGTGACCCGTCCGTTAAGTGAATTAGCAGATTATTGATTTCATCGCCTTTTGGCGTTTCTGACACCTTATCCAATTCGTCAAAGTAGATAATTGGATTCATACACTTGGATTGCATAAGCACATCGGCAATCTTACCCCACGTTGAGCCCTCATACGTGTAACTGTGACCATCTAGGAAACTTGCATCGGTTGCGCCACCCAGTGTAATAAAGTGGAACGGACGCTCCAGCGCCTTTGCTACGCCATCCTTAATCAGGCTTGTCTTACCTGTACCCATAGGTCCGTGAATACTGAGTACATTGCCGTTCGCCTTCGGATTCGCAATCCAACTGGAGACAAACTGCATAATCTGTAGCTTCGCCTCCTCGTGACCGTAAATTGCCGTCTCCATACACTTGTGAACCTTCTCCATAAATTCACCGCACTTCTCCGCGCCGTCCTCAAGCTTTACCGGCAAATCCCTAAACGTGCCTAGAGGCAAATCGGTAAATCCACTGATCCAGTGAGAGCACTTGTAGTACTCCGATGACGAAGGGTCCAGATTACAAAGTGCATTGTACTTTGACATGGCAACACGGCTGAGCTCTGGCTTAACTGCGACCTTCTCGAGAATCTTGAATTTCAGGGGCACTTGGACCTCTGCCGGACTTGCCTTCACCTCTAGCGCCCGTAGAAGCGCCGCCTGCTTATCCTTTGTTAGTGACTTGAAGTACGTAATATCATTGTCAATTGTATCTTCCTCTCCCTCGTCCTCCTTCTGTACAAGTTCTACAAAGCGCTTCACATTATCAGGCTCCTTTTTCATGTTGTACTTCTTTGGTTTATTTGGGTCGCTGCTGCCGCCGCCAAGCATATCGGAGATAATGATATCAAACGTATTCTTACGACGCCCAGGCTGCTGCATCTCTTCTTCCTCCTCCTCTTCCATATCCTCTTCATCATAATCCTCGTCATCTTCATCTTCTTCCTCCGATGACGATTCTTCTTCACGCTTTGAGCGCTTCTTCTCACGCTTCTTCTCCTTCAGTTTCTTCTCACGCTTCTTATCCTTCTTGGACTTCTTCTTCTCATAATCGGAGTCGTCATCGTCCGTACTCATCTCCATATCAGTGTTTTTCTGTTTTTTGGGCTCCGCCGCAACGTGTGCACGCCGCTTAGGCTTCACAATATCGCTCTCCTCACCGCTATCCATTTCCATAATTTCCATTCGTGGTGCCGAATCCCTATTTGAATCGGGAGTTATCTTGAAGATTTTACGAAGCTTATGTTTTGCAGCAATTGCGGATGCCCGCGGCTTCCGTTCTTCATATACAAGTTCATTTGATTCACTTGACTCTTCATAGTCATAGTCAATCAAATCACGGATATTACCATGCGTATCTATACTGTTACTATCATCCGAAGATGCCGCATCCCTTCTACGCTTTGCCTTAGGACGCTTTTCTTTAGTGTCAGTGTCTTTCGGTGGCATTATTAGACGATTGCGAATGAGCCTTAGACCTTGGCTTTGTCAATTTTTTGAATTATTGTCTACGTTCCACGAACGCACTCAATAATGAAAAATGGTTTATTTACTGATAATTTCTACGTGTGCTTACCGGCGGGAGTGGCGGCGGCTGCGACGGGACGCACGGCGGGACTTCTTGTTCTTGCGCGAGTGGAAGAGCGCACCGACAGCGCTGTTGACGCCAGTGACCGCCGTGGTGCCAATGTTGCGGGCACCCTTGATGAGGCGGCTAGACGAGTTGCGCACCGTGTTCTTGGCACCAACAACAAACTTGACCGGAACATTGACCGCAGTGTTGAGTCCAGTGCGGAGGACGGCGTTGCCCGTGCCCAGCAGGCGGTTGACGGGCGTGTAGACGTAGCTCAGAACGCCCGAGCGGCTCTTACGCGTGTTGTTGCGGCGACCTCCCTTGCGGCGGCGAGTGTTGCGCGAGTTGTTGTTGTTGCGGCGTGCCATTTTCTATTTATGTTACTGATTTTTATTTCCAACCACGATTGGCAAAATCCACTAGGTCCATCAGGGCAAACCGCCCCTTGTTGGTCAAACCGGGCGCATCTGAACGCGGGATCTTGGTCAACTTCTGGAGCCGACCCTTGACACCATCGGACCAGGACGCAGTAGAAAGAATCTTCGGGGCGGAATTACACATATTTGCAAGGCAGTCAATATACTCCTCACATAGGAGGGTCTTTTCCGGGGAATTATAAGACGCCTCCAGGACCGCAACAATCTGCTGAACAAGCTCCGAGAACGCATCCAGGTCCGCCTCACCCAGTTTCACAAGCTCGGCAACAAACTGGCTGTAACCGCGCCGGAACTTCTTCCGCTCCAGTGCCTCCACAAATGCCTTGTAGTCCTCCGTACCAACATCGGGAGTTTTCTCCACCTCCACGAAGATAGCCGTGTAATCACGGAAGAGATTTGTCATGACAACACGGAGATGCGTGAACTGGTCAGCCAGCTCGTGAAGCAGCTTCGCATATAGCGGGCAGAACGCCTGCTCCGTTGCCGCCTTCTGGAAGACAAACTTCATGAACTCGTCAAGAAACTCCGTCTCGGTAGAGTCTAGAATCTGCTGCATGAACGTCTTTGTGGCTTCGTACGTG